TCATGCCCCTAGCTCTTCGAGTGCCCGTTCGTAATACCTAATCCTATCTGAAAAGCCGTTGAGACCCCCGTTTACTAGACGCGTGACCCTTTCGAAGTCACCCACGTCGGCGGGGATATTGATCCCGCGCCAGTCCCAGTACCAACCAGCGGAACGTGCTGCATGGAGGGGTTCCTCCAGAAGCTCAGGGGAACCGAGCAGATCGAGATCGAGAGCTTCGCCACACGCTTCGTAGTTGGCTCTGCCGGTGATCTGGATGAGGCCACGCCCCATAAAACGATAGCCGTCTCCGGGGTAAACATTGCCGAGATCTCGCCGCCCTTCGTAGCGTAGCTGAGTCGGCGTGGGTCCCCAGATCTCTTGAACATAGCGTAGCTCTCCCGACTCATGCGCGATCTGTGCTAAAAACGCCGCTTGTCGGAGCGGCGTGTCTATAGCAAATTCTTCGAATGTCTGCTCAAGCGGCAGTTGAAAGAGAGCCAGCCGCGATGCGGGACAGCGCGTCATGATTCTCTTTAGTGAGCTTATTTCCAGCATTCACCTGTTCCAGAATGATCCCGAGAAGCTGATCGCGCTGAGCCATCGTTGCATGGAACTCCTCACGCGTAGCTTTAAGTTCTTCACGGGTCTCGTGAAGTTCTATCTTTACGGCTTCCAGCATGGCAGATAGGGCGGTAACTTGGCCTTGCAGCTTGCCAATCTCCACCATACCGTTGTTCCGATCCTTCTCTGCCGTCTCAGCCCGCTGTCGATCTTGCATGGCTTGCTCCTATAGGACGAAGATGATCCCCGCCTCGGCGCGATCCCTGCGCATATCGACGTCGTCCCGCGACATCTGTCGACGCAAAAAGCGCCATGTTGAGTACACGCCGATACCCGCGCTCGCAATGATGGCGGTCGTGGCGGCTACTACTTCTTCCGGCGAACTCGGCAGAAAGCTTGGCATCAAATACCCCCGTATCCGACGGTACGGTATTTGTGTTCGCGGCGATCCTTCTCCTCTTTCGCTTTTCGACAATAGTCAAGGAACATGTCCTGATACAAATCCGCTTTTCCTTTGTCAAATGTCTCAGCATCTTGCTTGAGGAAAGCAAGGTGCATCATCCAGTAGAGCAGGTAGTAGTGATGCTGGTCGTCAATCTCGAAGCCGACTGGGGTGGGAGTCGTGGCCGGGGTTGTCAGCGGCAGGCGATAGACAATCAGATCGATGGTGTCGGCTGCGGCGGGGACGGGTACGAGGCGCAGTTTGTGCGGCTCCATACCGACGACAACGGAAGAAAGGGGTCCAGTGGTGGAGTCAAGACGAAGCACTTGCTGCAAACCGTAGTCAGTTTGCAGTGCTGGCTGGTTCATGTCCTCAAAGTTGAGGATCGTGAGGGGTCTTGCATCCGAGCGGCGCTGAGCGTGTCGGATCTTGAGGACTTTGTTGGATACAGGAACGAAGACGTCGTTCGCTACCACCGGGATCGCGCAAACAGATGTGGTGGTCGAATCGGCGATTCCCTCGACCTCGCGACAGAACTGCTTCTGTGCGAGGTCCATGAAGGTATAAACCTCTACATCCGACCACAGGTACGGAGTGACCGCGTCGAACGTCATCGACCGAAACAGGTCTTTAAGTTCGGCAGCGGTCATGGTTTATTCCTTTACCGAGTCGTCTAGCTGGGCCTGCTCAAATGCTTCGGCCTTCGCAAGTTGATATTCACCCCACGCCAGCGCGACTTCGCGCGGGTCAGGTTCCCATCCTAGCACACGAGTGACGGCTTTGACGTGAGGAGAGCCAGCGGAGGTGAAGTCCTTGCGCTGGTTGTTGGCCACGAGTTGCTCGATGGCCTTGTAGATCTGCCCACTGCGGGCGGTGGGGTCTTTGGGCGTGGTATCGATGGTATCCGGTTCGAGGACATCGACCTCACTGCCGTCGGCAGGAGTTGCACCGATGGCCACGGCATCGCGGACCATCATGGGGGGCACCAGAGTGGGCTTGCCTTTCTCGAACTGAATCGAGCGACCGGCGGTGGTGGTGAGGACGTAGTTACGGCTGAGTACGAACATAGGCATGACTAACTCCAGTCAACGAGGGGGAGGGGGAAGAGGGGGCCGAAGCCCCCTCTAGGTCAGACACGGTCTGGTTAGACCGGGGTGACTTCTTCGGACTTGCCGTCGATGATGTACTCAACCAGAAGCGTGAGCTTACCGGTCGTGCAGGCATCAGCGGGGACCACCGTGGCGCGGAGGTTCAGACCACCAGTGTTCCGATAGCCCGTCGGGACCAGCGCCGTGCGGCCAGCGCCTTTGACGTCCGTGGCACCCAGATAGCGGGTGGCGGAGCCAGAGTCACCGATGGACACGGTGTAATTCGCCGCGTCGAACGCCGTTTCCGTCACCACCGACCCGCCGATCACGATGGCACCAACCGGGAGGTTGATGACTTCGAAAACGGTCGAGGCGGTGTTGGTGCGGCCGAAGTCCTTCGAGGCACCACCGGTATCCAGCATGGTGTCGTCGTAGTTCCAGACGAAGGTCGCCACCAGCGGACGCTGGGAAGTGCGAGTTGCTTTCAGTGCAGCCATCTCAGTTCTCCTTACTGTGCGCAGTACACCGAGATCGCGCCAAAGTCTTGGACGCTACCGGCGTAGATGCTGTTGAACTTCGGCTTGAGGAAGCCGAGGATCTTCGAGACCGAGATGCCCTGCTGGTTCTCGTAGTCGAAGCCTTTCTCGACCCACTCGGGGTTACCGATGTCGGCCATGGCCAGCGACTGAGCACCGCAGAACAGGACCTGACAACCCTCGATGGTACCAAGGGCACCGTACTTCGAACCACTGGCAACACCCGAGGTATTCGGAACGTGCCGGTATTCGTGCAGGTACAGGCCGTCGACCTTGACCGTCGAGCCGGTGAAGAGCGGGTTGCCGTCACCACGCGGCTGAGCATGACGCAGAGCCAGCAGGTAATCGTTGTCCATCTTCAGCTTCGCGAAGGCTTGCGGGGTCATGAAGACGTGGAAGGTTTCCTCGCCGCCATTTTCCTTGATGCCACGGATGTACTCGTCCTTGGCGTAGGCCTTCAGATTGATCAGCATCTTCCACGACGGGGTGTCGGCCGCGACAACCGCAGACGAAGCACCGTTCACCGTCAGGCTGTTGGCCGTACCGTCCCAACGCAGCTTGCGACGGCTGGTCGGAGCCGACACGTCGGCAGCGAACTCAAGGAAGGGCAGATCAGAACCGACGCGGGCAGCACCGTTGGGCTTGTATGCGTACGAGATGCCGGCCAGCGTCTGGAACGCCAGTTGGTCGATACGGTCAGCCAGCCAGTAGGCCAGAACGTCGCGGCTGTTGTTGCGGAACTCGACCACGGACTTCTGGTCGGCCATGCGACCTTCGTGCCGGTTGGCGTGACGCATTTGGTCGATGCGGATGACCTGTTCAAAGGTCTGCATCGCCTCTTCGTTGCCTTCCAGCGTGCGGTCACCGGCGACACCGTCACCAGTCAGATCAGCAAGCAGAGTGATGACCGCGCGAGCACCTTTCTCGGACTTCTTGAGTTCGGTGACATGCTGGATCATCGCGTTCGTGTCTTTGCCGAGGAACTTGTTGACGAAGGCCATGTTACGAGCCTGACGCCACAGGTCCATCGACCAGACGGTCTTTTGCTCGCTCGTGAGAGCGGCGAAATTAGTAAGTGCCATTTTGGCCCTCCTATTCAATGGATTGAAAAAACAAAACCAAGCTACGTCTGCCTGCTGTTACGCCGCTGGCTCGCGGAACTCGACTTTGGTGGAGGTCGGCACTCCGTGACCACTGCCGCAGGTCACGCGCGAATATTCGGACTGTAGCAAATAAAAAAGGGGTGTGCAAGCGCACACCCCTAAGGCCCAAGGTATTAGGGTTTCATGAAGTCTGGTGGTTTGGCTACTTCCCGCGCTTGCATCTTATCAAACTCCTGCTGAGTCATTCGCGGGGGTTCTTCGTCCCGCTGACCGCAGGGACGGTTAAGGCGCAGGCCATCCACTGGCATCTTCAATGTCTGCGGAATACGTACTAGGCTGATGCGCTGACGAAGAGTGTCCTGTTCTTCCGGGGTCAGTAGCTCATAACTACGCTCGAAGAACCCCATGGTGTAGTAATAGAACTGTTCTGGGTCCATTACCGCGCCCCCATTGCACGAAAGAAATCGTTCGGAGGAACCTTCACCGTCTGAGGTTCCGGTTTGAAGTCAGAGACTTCCCAGTCGTCGGCAAGGATCTCTCCCTGCGTCGGGGACCACGTGACGTTACGTGTGCCCCCGTCTAGGAACATGTAGATCAGGCACTGGTTGGCGGCAGTGGCCAACCAGACCCGGTCCCATTCCTTCCTCTTCACCTTCTTGCCTTGGCGAAGGACGTCCAGTGCCTGACCGAAGTTCATTGATCGCCTGATGTGAGGAGAGCTTTGACAACGGCAGAGAACAAGATGTCCTTCGTCTGCTGCCATGGCGGAAGGGCGTCGTATTCAACGAGGCAAGGGTGGGTACGTGCCGATGCGTCTTTGATTGGTCCGTACCGCCACCCCTCCGCGAGCTTCTGCTTCATCCACAGGGTGTGCGACTCTCGCGGAGTGAGGGAGATCAGCGCGTGCGCTTTAACTCCTTCGATGGCACTTGCCTGCTGCCACTCCGGGGCCTCCTCCCAGCGAACGTTGGAGTAGTCCCCACAGGCTTCGCAATAGGCCCGGTTCACTTCATGCGCGACACGGGCAATTCGTTCGTATCTCATCAGAAGTCGTCCCCACGCATTTTGGCCTTCGTCTCCT